GAAAGAGGGGAGAGGCCCTGACTCTCCCTGTTCTTTTTTACCCCGAAAACGGCTCGATAACGCACTATAAGGACGAATAGGTATGGATACCCCAGAAACGGCTCAAATAGGCTCAGATCGCCCTACAGAGGTTCTCAGAGGTATCACAGAGCCACGGCTAAGGACTCCAGCCCTAGATTTACCTTCTAAAGGCCAAGAATTTATAGATTTCTGCAAACGGATCGACTACCCTCTGTTACCCTGGCAAGAATATCTGGCTATGGAAATGCTCCGATATAAGGCAGACGGGCGCTGGTGCCACCCAGAGGTAGGCGTGGTAGTAGCCAGACAACAGGGTAAGAGTACCTTTATGGCGCTTCTGATTATTTGGAAAATGTACGAGCAGGGCGAGAAACTTCAGGTCGCTACAGCTCATAAGCTAACCACTTCTGCCGAAATCTTCTTTAAGATCGATCAAATTATCCAGTCGACCCCAGAATTACTCGAAGGCTTCTTTAAGAAGTATGAGTCTAAAGGTTCCCAGGAGATTAGACTAAAAAATGGAAACCGATACTTGGTCAGAGCGAATAACTCAGCAGCTCGAGGTATCGCAGCCGTCGACACTATCCACATGGACGAAATCAGAGAGTACGAGGACCTAGAAGTCTGGTCTTCTATGCGTTATACCCAAATGAGTTCTAAAAACCCGCAAGTTATAGTTTATTCGAACGCGGGCCATCAACACTCGATAGTTCTTAACAAATTACGCGAGAGAGCTATGAGTGCGATCGCTGGTTCAGGTGATCCTATTGGCTGGTTCGAGTGGAGCGCTCCGCCAGAGACGCCCGCCTTCTGGGCAGGTGCAGCACAAAGTAACCCGTCTCTCGGTTACACAGTTCACCCAGATAACCTTAGAGCCGTTCTTAATGACGATGAATCAATCGTAAGGACAGAAGTTTTATGTCAATGGGTCTCAGTTATTAACCCAGCGATTAACCCTGGGGCCTGGCAAGCGTGCGCGGTCGAAGAGCTTAAATTAGATCCAGAGGAATTAACCTGGATGGCGATCGACCTATCTCCAGATAGAAAACACGCGGCTCTAGTTGCAGCCCAGCGAACAGAAGATAAATTTAAAGTGGTCCTTTTAGCTACCTTTAGTAACCCAGTAAACATAGACGATAAACAGATGGCTAATCAGATCGCAGAGTGGGTAAGAAAGTACCCAGTCGAAACCGTGGCCTATTCTCGCCAAACTTCGGGAGCTGTTGCAGCCCGATTAGCACCCGCTGGCATTTCCGTAACGTCAATCGATGGCGCAGTCTACGGCCAGGCGTGCGACGAAATGCTTTCGGCTATTACTTCTGGTCGCCTTCTGCATGGATCACAGTCAGAGCTTAACCAGCAGGTTCTTAGCGCGGTTAAATTGCCATTTAAGGACGGCGGCTGGTACTTAGGACGTAAGGCGTCTAATGCGGTTATTACGGCTTGCGTAGCTATGGCTATGGTTTGCCATTTCGCAACACGCCCAGAAACAGAGGTCGATATAATTATAGGATAAATCGGACATAGGGTATAATTCTCCTATAATGGGACTATTTGACTTTCTTTCGACAAAATCCGAAGCTCCAGCGCAACAGGTAGACGTTGCCGCTGCGCTTGCACCTTTCGAAGTTTCAAACATTTTAAATAACATAGGCGGAACTTCTTACACGGATCCGCTACAAGCGCTTTCAGTTCCAAGCGTTGCCAGAGCTAAGAACATTATCTGTTCTACAATCGGTTCTTTACCTAAAGAGCAATATATCAAGGACACAGGCCAGCATTTAACGGCTAATCGTTGCATTAATCAACCAGACCGACGTATCCCAGGCTCAGTAGTTTATACCTGGTTAGCGTTTGATATCTGGGGCCATGGAGTCGGTTACGGCGTAGTTAATGAACTCTACGCAGACGGCCGTATCCAGGACTGGACCCGTATCGCCTACGAGCGCGTAACGCCACAATATAACGGCAACATGACCGAAATTATCGGCTACGCAATCGATGGCAAAATGGCGCCTCTCTCTGGCGTGGGTTCAGTTATTGCCTTTCCTGGACTAGATGAAGGGTTCTTCAATCGTGCGGGACGTACCGTTCGCGCTGCGGTTTGGCTCGAAAGAGCAGCGGAAAACTACGCTAAAAACCCAGTACCTTCTACAGTTCTAAAATCAAACGGTACAAACCTAACAGCTGAGCGTATTCGCTCGTTAATTAATTCGTGGTCGAAGTCGAGACAAGATAACTCCACAGCCTTCTTAAATGCAGACGTTACTCTCGATGTTCTCGGTTTCGACCCCGCTCGTTTACAGCTTAACGAGGCCCGCCAGTACGTCAGTTTGGAATTAGCTAGAGCGGCAGGGATCCCAGCTTATTTCCTCAGCAGCGAAACTACTTCTATGACTTACTCAAACGCTATTTCAGAGCGTAAGGGCCTTATCGACTTTTCACTTCGTCCAATTATGACAGCGATCGAAGAGCGTCTATCTATGGCGGACTTTATCCCAGCAGGAACAGTTATTCGCTTCGACCTAGACGATTTTCTTCGAGGCGACGCGCTACAAAGAGCGCAGGTTTACGAAATTCTTAATCGTATCGGCGCCATGTCGGTAGAACAGATCCAAGAAGAAGAGGACCTAATCAATAATGGAAATTAATTTTTCTATGAACGTAACCGCAGCCGATACAGCTAAGCGGGAGATCTCGGGTCGCGTAGTTACATGGGACGAACAGGGCTTTACTAGCGCTGGCGCGTCAATGTTTAAGCGCGGGTCTATTTCAGTTCCAGAGAAGGTAAAACTACTTATGGAGCATGAACGCACTAAGCCCCTAGGCTTCCTAAAAAGCTACGAAGTTACAGACCAAGGGATCGACGCTACCTTCGTTTTGGCTAAAACATTTTCAGCCGATGACGCCCTAGAAGAAGCCGCTTCTGGACTTCGCGACGGCTTTTCAGTTGGAGTCAAAGTAGACGCCTGGGATAACAAAGACGGAGTAATGGTTATTTCTAAATCTAACCTTATCGAGGTCAGCCTTGTAACAGATCCCGCAATCGATTCAGCCCGTGTAGGCCGTGTCGCAGCTTCAGAAAACGAAGCACCAGTAGAGACCCAAGTTTCCGAGACGACCGTCTCGGATGTAAAAACCGAAGGAGAAGACTTAATGTCTGAAACCGTTTCAGAGGCAACCGTTACCGAAACGGTAGAAGCCTCAAAGTCAGAAGCGACAGTAACCGCTAACGCGCCTGTTGCTTATTCAACACCTCGCGTCAACACAAACGTTACAGCGGGACAATTCGCTAAGGCACAAATCGCAGCTCTACGCGGCGATTCAGACGCTCGCGATCTCGTCGCAGCCCTTCAGGTCGCGACAGTTGCAGAAAATACAGGTATGGTCCCACCTACATACCTTCGCGATGTAATCGGAGTTATTGATTCTTCACGTCCATTTATTGATTCAATCGAGCGCGCACCTCTACCTACTTCTGGGATGAAGATTTTCACTCCTAAGCTTGGAGCTCAGGCGACTGTAGCTCTAACAGCAGAAGCCGCAGAGTTTTCTTCAACAGACACAGCCGTAACTTTCCAGGAAGATACAGTAGTTAAGTTCGCGGGCGCTGGAAAGATCGACGTCGAGCTTCTCGACCGTTCAGACCCAAGCTTCCTAGATTTGTATTTGCGCGAGTTGGCCGCTAGCTATGCTCAGAAGACAGACGCTTACGCTGCACAGATCGCAGCACAAAACGCTACAGCTTCTTCTTCATCTACAATCTACAAGGCAATCGCTCTAGGTATTGCGGACTCATTTGGCGTTATGCGCATGACTCCTAACCGCCTACTCGTAGCTAACACAGGCGGAGAAGACGGTATCGACTTCTCAGGTCTTCTCGGTGCGGTAGATTCAACAGGTCGCCCACTATACGCAGCAGCAGCGCCACAGAACGCTAACGGCCTCGTTGCTCAGGGCTCTACTTCAGGAACAGTCGCAGGACTCGACCTAGTAGTAGATCCTAACTACACAGGAGACGACGCTAACGCTAAGCACGCGCTCGTTTACCCTTCAAACGCTATGCGCTTCCACGAGAGCGGAAATATTCAGCTTCGCGCGAATATCGTCGCTAACGGTCAGGTCGAAATCGGCCTTTACGGTTATGTCGCAGTAGTAAACCGCTACCCAGCAGCTTTCCGTAAGCTAAACGTAGCGTAATTTAATCATGGGGGCGGCGGTTACTCCCGATCGTCGCCCCCAGCAGTACTTAGAGAGGAAGAAATGCCTAGTATTATCACAGCTTCAGAGCTACGCGCAGTCCTAGGCGTTTCTTCCGCTTTATATTCGGACGCAGTTTTAGACGACGCTATTAACGCCTCGGAGACTGTAATTTTGCCAATGCTTACTACCTTTTCGTCTCCAGTAGACGCGGTAGAACTTTCAGATGACGTAGCGACTTTTCACACTACTTTAATTCACGAGTTTACAGAAGGTTCTAGCGTAGTTATCGCTGGGGTAGGCGCACCATTTAACGGGACCAGAATAGTCAATTCTGGCGTTACCGATAATACCTTTAGCTGCGATATTACAAACGCAGACATTAAATATAAAAACATTATTCCAGCGGGCACGGCTACCCTTACTGGCGCTTCTACTTATGTCGGTAATTCAGCCGTCGAGCAAGCCGTCCTGGCTGTAGCAGTTGAAATCTTTTCTTCCAGGGTCGCCCCAGGTGGACAGATGGAAGGTATCGACTTCACGAACGTAAGCCCCTACCGTTTAGGGCGTTCACTTTTTAACAGAGTTTCAGGACTCCTAGGAAGTTATTTAGACGTCGAGACAATGGCGCAGTAATGAGTACGATCCTAGACACAGTCCGCCAGCCGCTAGCGACCGCCATTACAGGCGTAACCGCTAACGTCTATTCTTACGTTCCCGAAGGACCGATAGTTCCTTTCGTGGCAATCGTTCCAGATTCTCCTTATATCGAACTGGAAACAATTAATAAAAGTACCCTGCACATGAAAATTAACATGGTTATTTCGTGCGGAGTTTCATATAACAGTAACCCAGCTTCTCTAGACAACCTGGAGCAGTTGGTAGTTAGCGTTCTGAAGGTTATCCCTTTCGGGTACACAATCGGAGCAATAGAAAAACCTACGGTAACTCAGGTCGCAGCCTCTAACGTCTTAGTCGCAGATATCAGAGTTTCCACCTACTACACGCAAACAAACTAAAGGAAAAACAATGGCAACCACAGTAATTACAGGTCGCGACGTTTCTCTATCTTTCACAGGTGGAACAGATGTCGACGCACAGGCAACAAGCGCAGTCCTTACAAAGACAAACGTACGCGAGACCTACCAAACTCTCGACGGCGAAGCTTATAAAACGGTAAACGTCGAAGGTACTTTTGCGCTTTCAATGCTTGCAGACTGGGGTAAGGCTAACTCAGTATGCGAGGCTCTCTGGACAGCAGCAGAAACACCAGATACGACAATCTCTGTAACAATGACAGCAGCTACAGGCGCACAGTTCGTTTTCCCAATTCTTCCAGAATATCCAACAGCAGGTGGAGCAGGAACAGACGCCCAGACTGTAGACTTTACCTTCAAGATCGCTAAGGGCGAAGTAGTCGAAACCTTTAGCTAAAAAATAGAAACGGGAGTAAAATGCAACAAAACATAACAATTAAATATATAGACGGAACAGAAGAAACCTTTACGGTCCGTCCGCCAGATTACGCCCGCTGGGAGATGGCCACTAAAAAGGTTATCTCCCAGTTCGGCGGGATGTACGATATTCTATTCGTGGCTCATAGCGCTATGAAAAGAGAAGCTGGCGGCAAGCCTACTAAATCGCTAGATATATGGATGGAGTCAGTCCTAGATCTAGAAGTAGGTGCAGAAGACCCAAAAGTCACCCCAGGGGAAGCGTAAGCCGTCTCCTGGTAGAACTGGCAGTCGCTACTCAAATTCCTATGGGTGAGTGGAAGACGGCCGAAGACATTTTAACCGCGATAGAGATTTTAGAAGAGAGGAACCGTGGCTAACGAAAAAATTGGCTTCGATCAAACCGAACTTCGAAAAGTTTTCGCGGCTTTAAAGGCGATGGACGAGACAGCTACAGAAGAGGCTAAACGCCAGTCTGGAGCTTTAGCAGATTACGCTAGAGCGGAAGTTATCTCGTCCTCGCAAAGTCTTAAAAATAACAAGGTTTCAAGCAGGATCGCCCAGGGCTCTAGGGTGAAGAAGTCTTCAAAAATAGGCGAAATTACTTACGGTTTCGCTTCTCAGAAATTTTCAGGTGGAGCTACTACTAAGGATATCTGGGGCGGTACAGAGTTCGGATCTAACAAGTTCAAGCAGTTTCCCGTTTGGTCGGGACGTGAAGGCAGAGGTTCTAAAGGCTGGTTTATTTATCCAACCCTTAGGAAGATTCAGCCCGAAATCGTCGCTAGATGGACTCAGGCTTTCGAAAAGATTTTAAAGGAGTGGTAAATCATGGCTGGAACAAGTAGAGCCTTAACCCTTAAACTCCTTGCAGACGTTGATAACTTTACTAAGGGCATAAAGTCAGCGGATAAAGACGTCTCCACTTTCGGAGATAAAGTAAGCAAGTTTGGGAAAGTAGCCGCTGGCGCGTTTGCCGCCGCTGGAGTAGCCGCCGCTGCCTATGCTGGGAAATTGCTAGTCGATGGAGTAAAAGCCGCGATCGAAGACGAAGCAGCTCAGGCTAAACTGGCTACTACTTTAGAAAACGTTACTGGGGCTACAGACGCCCAGATCGCCGCCATAGAGTCACAGATTACTAAAACTTCCCTGTTAACTGGCGTTACAGACGATGAGCTACGCCCAAGTTTTGAAAGACTATTAAGAGCGACTTCTGATTCTGATAAAGCTTTAAAGCTTCAAGCCGTGGCGCTAGATGTTGCCGCAGGAAGCGGAAAGTCCTTAGAAACCGTCACTAACGCCATGGCTAAGGCGGCAGAGGGTAACGCGGGAGCGTTAGCTAAACTAGGCGTAGGACTAACAGCGGCAGAACTTAAAACTATGTCGATGGAAGAGATTACGGCTAAATTAGCCGAAACCTTCGGCGGACAAGCGGCAGAAAAGGCCGATACTTTCGCGGGTAAGATGGACCGTTTGAAGGTCGCTTTTTCAGAAGGTAAAGAAACTGTAGGATCCTTCGTCCTAGACGCTGTTACTCCGTTAGTAACCAATTTCGTTAATAATGTAATTCCAGCAGTCCAAAAACTATCTGAAGAGCTAGGCCCTAAGCTTACTCCTATTTTCCAGGCCCTTACAGCTTATATTCGAGATTATGTCATCCCGACTTTTAAAGATATTTGGAGCTTTATAACAGAGTTCGTAATTCCAGCTATTAGTACTTTCTTAACCCCAGTTATTAATGGTTTACGCGCAGCCTTCGAAAAGGTCGCCGTTAAGATCCAAGAAAACGCGGACAAACTCGCGCCTTTATTTACTTTATTTAAAGCTGTAGCTATTTTCGTAAAAGACTTCTTAGCCCCAATTTTAGGTAAAACGTTAGGCGGGGCCCTACAGGCGATATCAGTTATAGTCGGAACCTTAATCGATTTATTTGCAAACCTAGTCAACATTATTAGCAAGGCCGTAAACGCTATTAAAGCCGTTGCAAGCGCTGGAGCTTCTATAGGCGGCGCTATCGGTGGAGCTTTAGGTTTTGGCGGCGGTCGAGCCGCTGGCGGCCCAGTATCTAGCGGTACGGCTTACGTTGTAGGCGAGCGCGGTCCTGAATTATTTGTGCCTGGTCGCTCAGGATCTATAATTCCAAACGGCGGCGGTCGAGGAACAGTAATTAACCTAACTGTAAACGGAGCTATCGACACAGAGTCCACAGCCCGCCAGATTATTTCTATTCTTAATGATTCTTCAGCTAGAGGGACGCTAGGCGCGGCGGGTCTATACGCATGACAGCCTGGACCCCAGAGTGGGCCGTAGAGCTTAACGGCCTAGGCGATATTACGGATCTGGTACTTTCAGACCTTACGATTACTTCGGGCCGTACGGATATATATTCTCAACCCGTAGCGGGCTACGCCCGTTTTACTATTAAAAATCTAGACCAGTCTCCAATAGGGTTCGATATCAACGACTCAGTAACCATAAAGGTTAAAAATTCTTCTGGTACTTATGTCCCTATTTTCGGCGGAGACATTTCGGATATAGATATAGTAGTAGCTACAGGTGAGCCAGCCATAACGCAAAACATGACTGTTACGGCCCTGGGCGCCCTTTCCAAGTTGCCTAAGTCCCTGACAGAAGGAGTTTTAAGTAAAGACTTCGACGGCGATCAGATTTACGAAATTCTTTCCCAAGTATTGTCTAATCAATGGAACGAAGTTCCAGCGGCGGAAACGTGGAGCGCCTACCCTTCTACTGTGACGTGGGCAACGGCGGAAAGTTCAGGTTTAGGGGAGATCGATCGCCCAGGAGATTATGAACTTACGGCCAGATCAGCCCAAACTACAGATATTTACTCATTAGTCGCCGCATTAGCTACTTCAGGGTTAGGTTATATTTACGAAGATTCTTCAGGTCGCATAGGTTATGCAGATTCGACCCATAGATCACAATATTTAGCCGCTAACGGTTACGCTTATATCGATGGCGGCTGGGCTTATGCTAATGGAATTACTAGCTCTAAGCGCCTGGGAGATGTTCGAAACAAGGTAACAATAACCTATAAAAACGGACAGCAGGAAACAGCAGAAGAACCAGCTTCTATTGCTATTTATGGCACTCAGGCCCAAAATATACAAACCAGCATAGAACACGATTACGACGCATTATCTCAGGCAGAATTTTATTTAGATATTAGAGCTTATCCTCAGTACCAGTTTAAGTCTATTACCTTCCCCATGGCTAACCCCAATATCCCAGACGCTTCTAGGGATCAAGCTTTCGGAATTTTTATGGGCTTACCAGTTGATATTGAAGACCTTCCTAGCAATATTGCGGGCGGCCGTTATCAAGGGTTCATAGAAGGCTGGACATGGACTAGCCGTTTTAACGCGCTAGACTTAACTATTATTGTTTCACCAGTCGCCTATTCACTCCAGGCGTTTAGGTGGAACAGCGTTCCAGTAATCGAGACATGGAACACGCTTAGCCCGACTTTAGACTGGAATAACGCTACAATAGTAGCCTAATAAGGAGACACAATGGCAACGACGACAAACTTCGGATGGGAAACCCCAGACGATACAGACCTAGTTAAAGATGGCGCGGCCGCTATTCGTACTTTAGGTCAAGCTATCGATACTTCTATGGCAGATTTAGAAGGTGGCACTACTGGCCAGGTATTATCTAAAAATTCCAATACAGACATGGATTTTGTTTGGATCTCAGCAGGTTCTAGCGGTCCAGCGTTTGCAGCTTATAAAGCTACCCGCCAGACAGGCGTTTCTTCCGAAACGTGGACAAAGGTTACTTTTGATACCGAAAGGTTCGATACCGATACAGACTTCGATTCAAGCCGCTTTACTCCTACTAAGGCTGGTTACTATCAGATCAACGCTTTAACATGGGTCGGAAGAAGTACTACTTCAGGTTTTGGCTATGTAGCGATTTACAAAAACGGCACACGCTACAATTCAAGCTTTAACGGATTCGGCGGCACAGATGGAAACACTATGTCAAATGCGGATCTTATTTACATGAACGGAACGACGGATTATTTGGAAGTATATTGTTGGATCAGCGGTGAAGGAGCTTACGTCGAAGGTGGCGCAAATAATTCTTCATTTTCTGGCGTATGGATTAGGGGCTAAAAAATGACACTACATGAAACAATTATTGCAGAATATCCAGAGCTGGAAGGTACTAAATCTTTCGCGGATGGAACTATCGTTTTACAGGATGATTCAGACGGAGAAGGTCCTTACGTTCGCGAGTGGAATTATTCTAAGCCGCTACCCGAAGGTTTAAAAATCGGTAAATGAAACCGAAACTAAGCCATGCGGCTATTCAGCTCCGAGAGCAGATCGACGACGCGTTTATGGATCGCGACAGGGCCAGCGACGGCTGGATAGGCGACACCAGACACAGCGCTAGAAAATCGGACCATAACCCAGACCATGACGGATGGGTGAGAGCTATTGACATAGACAGAGATTTAATGGGCAAAAAAGGTAAACCTGACCTTATGCCAGATTTAGCAGACCAAATTCGTTTGGCTGCTAAGCGCGGTGATAAGCGTATAAGTTATGTAATTTTTGACGGCAAGATAGCCAGCTCCAAGGCTCGCTGGTCCTGGCGTCAATACGACGGAATAAACAAACACGTTAAGCACATGCACGTTTCGTTTAACGTATCGGGAGACTTAGATCGAAAGTTCTTTAATATCCCAATGTTAGGTGGAAAATAAATGGAAGCTATTATTTATGCAACACTAGGTTTAATTGCTATTCCTGTAATTCGCACAGCGATTAAGTCTTATCGCGCTAAAAAGGCCGTAGCCGATATCGTCGTAGACGCTCTAGAAGCTGCCGTAGACACGGTCGAAAAGAAAAAGTGAGCGCTGTAGATATTGCAGCCGTAGCCGTAGGAATTGTTACAGTCCTAGGGGGCGTTGCTGCCTTTCTACAGTTTCTTATTAAGCATTACCTATCTGAACTTAAGCCTAACTCTGGTTCGAGCCTTCGAGACTCAGTAAACCGTTTGGAGACACGCGTAGACAAAATCTACGAAATGTTGCTAAATAAGGGAGAATAAAACCATGGCAAGGAAGAAAGTAATCGACCTCGATACTTATAACGCTTTAGACGCCTGGGCTATTGCTCTACATGAGATGTATAGAGCATTACGCAGGGCTGGGTTTGCGGTAGATATCGCATTAAGCATTATTCAGGACCGAGACGCTTACCCAGATTGGATCCTTCCATCGATCCCTGACAGAGTGGATCGTTTACCCTATGAGGACGACGAAGACGAGGACTAATGAAAAGAACGGTAGTTTTACCTGACCTTCAATGCCCCTACGAAGATGGACACCTTGTTAATAATCTTGCAGCGTTTATTAAGGCTTTTCGCCCCGATTCTGTACTTAGTATCGGAGACGAAATCGACCTACCCCAGATCTCACGCTGGACCGAAAATACCCCAGGCTGGTACGAGCAAACACTAGCCTCTGATCGAGACCACACGGTCGAGGTTTTATGGAAGCTTACAGAGCATGTTAAAGAAGCCCATATGGTGCGCTCTAACCATACGGACCGACTTTATAACGTGATTATGAAAAAGATCCCAGCCTTTCTTTCACTACCAGAGCTAAAGTTTGAAAAGTTTATGAAGCTTGACGAACTAGGAATAACCTTCCATAAAGAACCTTTTCACATAGCTAAGGGCTGGATCGCTATCCATGGAGACCAGGGCAGCCTAAACCCTAACCCAGGCATGAGCGCCTTAAACCAGGCGCGTAGGCACGGTCTAAGCGTCATTATGGGACACACGCATAGAGCGGGCCAGAGTGCCTTTTCCGAGGCTTCTAACGGCCGTCTGGGACGCGTTCTCCGTGGGGTCGAAGTGGGTCACGCTATGGCGCTAAAGTCCGCTAAATACGTCGCTACGCCTAATTGGCAGCAAGCTTTTGCTATCGTTACAGAGCATAATAAGAACGTTCAAGTAGATCTAATCCATGTTGAAAAGGACGGTACTTTCCTAGTACATGGCCGCCGCTATGGACGACCTAGATAACGAATTAAATCGATCGATAGACGATCATATAGACGAGGCGGAATTGTTACCATTTCGTTATCAAAATTCTATTGACCAAGCCTAGGAATCTGCCAAGATTATCCCATGAACGAAACACGTTCATAAAGGGAGCAAAATGTTTAATAGACTCAATTTGTTAATCGAGGAAAAAGGGGCTCTTCACGTCGAGCAGCTTCTTAATAAAATCCGGATCGATTATCCTGCGGATTGGGCTAAACGCCCACACTATGAGCAATTTCTACAGTATGTTAAAACCAAAGTAGGTGCATAATGTTCGATCCATCATTTGGCGACGTCGTCGTTATGTTTATCCTGGCTGCGCTATATTTCCACCTAGGCCGCTCAGTAGGTATCCGTGTAGGTTATTTAAAAGGCCGTAAAGCGGTCCAGTCTTATTACGAAAAAAAGGAAAGGGTGAAAGTGTGAGAGCTAGTGAAGTATTGTTATCAGCGACAGACATTATCGGAGATCGAGGGCGGGTTTATGGTCACCCTAGAATTAATCAAACTAGAATCGCGCTTAGACTCCAACAAATGCTGGAAATTCCAGTCACAGATTACCAGGCATGTTTGGCGATGGTCGAGGTCAAGCTCGCAAGACTCCAGGAAACCCCAGACCATATCGACAGCTATATAGACGCTTGCGCCTACCTGGCGCTTGCTTGCGAATTATCAACAGAGGGAGACGAGCTTTATGTTTAAATGGGATGAGTTAGAAGATCTAAAGAAGGCTGCGCTGGATCGAGACGCTTTTACAGAAGTAGTCATTTACCAGAACGAACAGATGTTAAGAGAATTAAAGTCTATGGCCTGGCGGCTAAAGGAGTTAAACGAGAAAAATGTTTAACCTAGACGATTATGAGACAGTAGAAGAGCGCTTAGTTAAGTTCTGGAAAGAGAACGCAAATGGTCAAATTCACACTAAATTATTGGACAGCAGTTCGGGACGCTTTATCGTTGAAGCTTCTATCTTTCGCACGGAGTCAGATCTTCGACCATGGGCTACTGGACTGGCAGAAGAAACCATCCAAGGCCGCGGTGTCAATGCGACTAGCGCGCTTGAAAATTGCGAAACTAGCGCTATTGGTAGAGCGCTCGCTAATGCGGGTTACGCGACGAAAGGTAAAAGAGCCAGCCGCGAGGAAATGGGAAAAGTAGTTCAAGCTACCGAAGTAAAGGCTAAGATCGATGAAGTAAAGGCTAAAATGGCTAATACTTCTGGCGAATATATACCAGTACCGAAAGAAGAGGATCCGTGGACTATCAAATCTTCGACTATGCCGCCCACAATGGCGGAAGCTGTATCGACGGTGAAAGAGATAATTGGCGGCCAGACAGAGAAGGATATTCCACGCTGCGCCCACGGGGATATGGTTTGGAAAACTGGCACTACTAAGGCTGGTAAGCCCTGGGGTCATTTTAAATGCCCTTACGCTGTAACAGGCGAATTAACTAGATGTCCAGCTCCTAACGATGTAATCTGGTACGAGATTAACAAAGAGGGCGCCTGGCAGCGCCAGAAGGGGCGTTAATTATGGGACGCTTACAGTTTATGAATCAAGACGGAGACTGGGAATCATTTCCTACAGAAGATGAGATCCACCGTTCTAAAGAAATTATAGCAATTTTAGAAGAGTTTACGTTTACTACTAGGTGTTGCCTATGTAATGAATCAATTCCTTATAAGGACATAAAAGTAAACCTCAAGAATAAAAGCTGGTCCTGTTCTAAGTGTCATGCTGTAAATGGCCTCACAAAGCCGTAAATACCGAGGGTTCTCGACAGAGCGCACGGTCGCCAAGTACCTTTCGATCTGGTGGCCTCATGCGGATATCGGTCGAGGGGCTGGAAAAGATATAACCCATGTCCCGTTCGACATGGAAGTTAAGGCTAGATCGGCGTTCCAGCCAAAGGCATGGATCGATCAGGTTACTAAACGGGCAGGTAAATCTGGTGATCTGCCAATTGTAGTAAGTCGTCTAAATGGTCAAGGGGAGAAGAGTCCGCAGGACTACCTGGCCTTTATGCGCTTAGGTGACCTGGTCGATCTATTGCTTAAAGCGGGTTACGGTGAATTTCATACGGATATTGATAAACTAGAGCCTGATCGCTGCGACAAGTGCGGCGGCTGGATATTTAAAGGGGTCCCGTGTATGACCTGTAAGAAGGCCGATAATGCCAATCTATGAGTTTGAGTGCGATAACGAGAAATGCGAAGCTAACGCTCGATACGAGCAGGAGTTTAAGATAAGTGAGCCTCATGACATGGAGTGTCCGTTCTGCCATGCCTCTATGCATAAAGTTTACAGCTCCGTAGGGGTAGCCTTTAAAGGCTCTGGGTTCTATTCAACCGATAACCGATAACGACTCGCCGCTCTGAACAGGACTTTTACTTATGTATTTGACAGCTCTGGTACGCTCTACGGCTAGAGCCCTTCAGGGGCTCAGGGCAAGCCTGAAAGGCGCAGCTTGCCTGGTAGCCGCCGCTATTGGGATATCTCTATCTGTAGCTACGCCCCTAGAAGCACAGGCGACAAACCAAGTCAAAGAAGAGATAAAAGCATTAGCTAAATTAACGCTTACTAAAGATCAGTATCTATGCCATAACGAGATTATCTATAGAGAATCAAGATGGAACCATAGAGCAATAGGCAATATAGGCGGGACTAAGCAAGCTTACGGTTTATATCAAATGAAGCTAGAGAGCCTAAAGAACGCTACTCATATTAGGCAGTATTGGAAGTTCTGGTATTACGTCGTACATAGATACGGCATAACAGATCATAAGACTCAGGACGCTAACTACTGTAAGGCGCTTAACCACCTCATAAGTAAGGGCTGGCAATGAGTAGCCTAAGTAATAAAGGATCTACTACTAAGTGGCGTAAGCTTCGAGAAGAAGTAATAAGAAGAGACGGCGGTACCTGTCAAAGGTGCGGTATGCCAGGTTCTCACGTCGATCACATAGTCCCAAGGCGTTTAATAGATCCAGCAATAGCAGATAGTTTAGATAATCTTCAGCTATTATGCTCTAATTGCAATCTATCTAAAGGGGGTAGGTTTTTTGAGAGCGACAGGACACCCCTGACTCT